AGAACTTATTCTGGTAACTATCTAGGTGCTGGAAACTTTTCTGGCAATTATTCTGGTTCAAGAACTTATTCTGGTAACTATCTAGGTACTGGAAACTTTACTGGTCCACAAAACTACTCAGGTAGTAGAACCTATTCTGGTAACTACTTAGGCACTGGAAACTTTGCTGGCGGGGTAAACTACTCTGGTAATAGAACTTATTCTGGCACTTACTTGGGAACTGGAAACTTTTCTGGCGCACAGAACTACTCTGGTTCTAGAAACTATGCTGGTGCCTACTTAGGCACTGGAAACTTTGCTGGAACAATATCGTATTCCGGATCTAGAAACTATGCTGCCAACTATCTTTCACCACCATCAACTTATGGTGGAGTATATGCTGGTTCGAGAAACTATGCAGGATTTTATGCAGGTCCAGGCACAAATTATTCTGGATTCTTTATGGCAGAAACTTATTCAGGAGGTCCATATTCTGGACCAATTGGATACTCTGGTACACCATACACAATATATCAACCAACACCAAGTAGTCTAGATACAGTAGTTTATTTTGTGACGCCATACTTTAGTGGTCCAGGAGGATTCTACTCAGGTCCAGGATTCCAGGCAACACAATTTATTCCTGGTGTCGGAAATTTTCCTGTATTCTATTCAGGCGGAGAATTCGCTGGTCCTGGTCCTGGATACTCAGGTTCCAGAAATTATACTCCAACTTTTCCAATTGCTGGATATTTGGGATTTTATTCAGGTCCAGGTATAAACTACTCTGGTTCTAGAAACTATACTGGTAACTATGCAGGTTCTGGAAACTTTGCTGGACCACAGAACTATTCTGGGGACAGAAACTATTCTGGTAACTACTTAGGTTCTGGTGGAAACTTTGCTGGACCGCAGAATTACTCTGGTTCAAGAAACTATTCTGGTAACTATCTAGGTACTGCAAACTTTACTGGACCACAGAACTATTCTGGGGACAGAAACTATTCTGGTAACTATCTAGGTACTGCAAACTTTACTGGACCGCAGAATTACTCTGGATCTAGACCATATTCTGGTAACTATCTTGGAACTTATGGCGGAGCAGCAAATTATTCTGGATCTAGAAACTATACTGGTAACTACGTAGGAAATTATGGTGGAGCAGTAAATTATTCTGGTTCTAGAAATTACTCAGGCCTATATAATGGACCAGCAAATTATTCAGGCAATTACTCAAGCGCATTCTCGGGTAATTTTAGTGGATCATTTTCTGGGGCAACAATACAAGCAACTAAAGAAACAGTGTCATCTGTTAAGTTATGGATAAGGACGGCATAAAACATGGTTTTAAGAAATAAATCTTCGGCGACCCCTGTTTCTGCTGTAAACTGGCAGGGTCTACAACAGATGTCAGTTGATGAAGTAAAGAATTACATTGCACAAACTCTGACAGTTTCCTTTGGTGCAAACTCAGATGGTACTGGCACTGCTGAAATTAACATTACCACAAACGACAGTGGGTCTGGTACTTCAATCGGAACATTTGCTGACACAGATCGCCAAGAAGCAACAGGAACTCACCCAGCAACTGGTGCAGTTGACACTGTTACATACACTGCCAAACAAGTTACTGCTGCTGCGGCAGAAAGCATTACCAATCGTCCGTTGAAATATGACGATGGTATCAAAGAAATGACTGATGGTCAAATTGATAGTGAAATCTTAGATTATGCAATCAATGCGATGATCACTGAGACCACATATACTGCAGGTCAATATAAACTACAACCAACTGCTCCATCAGGTGGTACATGGGTTGCTCGATACACATTAACTGATGTTGCCAATGGCGGAAACACCGTAACATATCTATGGCAAAAAACTGCTGCAACTACACTGTCAGACTCCAATCTTAAACCATTAAAACTAATTGATACCAAAGATGTCAAAGAAATGTCATCTTCTGAAATCCTACAGATGCTTCCAAGTTTTAGAAACAGAATCATTGACACAGGAATTGGCACATATAAGGTTCAATCTTCAGCACCAGTGAGTGGTACTTGGGTTGCGATGGGCGATGAGTTTGCTGACACCAGAGAGCAAGTAACACCACAGAACTATCTGGGTAACTTCTCTGGTAACTACCTTGGCACCTTCTCAGGTTCAAGAAACTATACTGCAGCATATGCTGGAACATATTCTGGATCATTCGCAAACAACTTTAGTGGTGGTTATGTTGGACCAGCAAACTATTCCGGAGCATATTCTGGAGCATTCGCAAACAACTTTAGTGGTGGTTATGTTGGACCAGCAAACTATTCTGGATCTTACTCACAGGGGTTCAGTGGAAACTATGTCGGTAACTATGTTGGACCAAAAAACTATTCTGGATCTTACTCGCAGGGTTTCAGTGGAAACTATGTAGGAAATTATGCTGGTTCTAGGAACTACGCAGGCAACTATGCAGGTAACTATCTCGGAACATACTCAAGCAACTTTACGGGTAACTATACACGAAACTTCACTGGAACATATACTCCATTCTTTGGTGGTTTCCTTGGTCCTACAGGATACTCTGGTAACTATCTAGGAACTTTCTCTGGTAACTATCTGGGCAACTTCTCTGGTAACTATCTCGGTACCTACTCTGGTTCTAGAAACTATGCAGGTAACTATGCTGGAACATATCTCGGAACATACACAGGATTCTTCACAGGAAACTATCTCGGAACTTCAACATATACTGGAACATATTCGGGTAATTATACTGGATTCTTTACAGGAAACTATCTCGGAACTTCAACATATACTGGTACTTATACTGGATTCTTTACAGGGTTTTATACTGGGTTCTTTGCAGGAACTGCAACATATACTGGTACATACACTGGGTACTTCACAGGAAACTACACTGGATATTATTCAGGTTCTAGAAACTATGCGGGTAACTATGCCAGTAACTTTAGTGGAACGTATTCAAGCAACTTCTCTGGCGCAACAGTAATTGCGACCAAAGAAACTGTATCGACGATAAAACTTTGGGTTCGCACTGTATAAAACCCTTGACTTTTTTGGTAAAATAGCGTATATATAATATTGAGAAATTATTTTTTTAATGGAGATTTGAATGACTAGTACACGCACTATTGAAAATCCTTACTGGGCGAACAAAGAAAAACAACATGTGATTGCAGAGTTCGTTTATTCTGACACGGGTAAACGAGCAACTGCATCAATCATGAACGATGGTACTAATCGAGATTATGATGAATTGATGCAGAAGTATAGCATCGAGCAGATTGATGCGAATACCAAGAAACGGTTTGATGACCGCAATCAACATATCAAGCATAACATTGAACGCCAGAAGGTTGACAAGACTCGTATGCAGCAAGAGCAACTGTTCGCTGCTAAACTGGATGCATTCGAGATCGATCTAATTAAATCCTCGAAGAATCGTGACTTGAAGTCCAAGATTCGTAAAGCAAAGAACATCATGGAAGTTACTGCGTACACGGTAATTCTTCTACAACAGGAAGAAGCAAATACTGCTATCGTACGAGAAGCAGTTGATGCAGAATAATGGTTTTCTCTACGTAGCAACAGTAAGAAAAGGTTACTATAGAGCGGCGAGAAATTCCGCTATATCTCTGCGCGATTTCTATCCTGATGCAAAAATAACATTCTTCACGCATGAGGAATGGGTTCAACCAGATGATTATGAAATCTTCGACACAGTTGTAACTGAGAATGTCCCAAGAGATAAACGAGCGAAACTTTGGGCGCTTGATCAAACTCCATATGATTTAACAACCTACATGGATTGTGACATGGAAGTTGAGCATGAAGACATCCAAAAGATCTTTGATCAAATCCCAGATGACATTGATGTCATCTTTACTGCTAATCGCCCGTATAACGCAGCACTGACTAAGTTATCTGACACGGAAGAAATGACTGAGCACTGTGGATTGTTCGTTTATCGAAACAATGAACAAACATTAAAACTAATGCGTGCATGGTATGACGAGTATTGGGAACAGAATAAACCAGGATGGGATCGCAAACATTATCCTAAATCTGCATTGCAGTGGGATACATTCACAATGTGGAGACTCCTAAATCATTTTGACTTTGGTGTCAAAACTGCCAGATTCCCTGATCCAGATGCCAGATGGAACTTTGTTTCCGGATATAAACAAGAAGAATTGCAGGGTCAACCAGTAGTGATTTATCATTATACAATTCCACATTCTTTATTAGATTAACAGGACACACATGCTACAATTTACAAATTCAGTTTCTAAAGAACTAAGTGATATTTTAGATCCATTCACAGAATGGTTTTTCGCCCAAAATGATCAACATCTCGTACTGGGTCCACAAGAGCAGCAAGAAAAGCGTCGCGGTGGATTGAATATGGAAACTGCTACTGATGAACAATATTTAAATCATATTGTCAATAAGCGCGATAAGCATGTTGGTTTCCCTGATGTTGCATGGTGCACTGATATGTCTCAGGCACATGGACAACCATGGTTCCCTTTTGAATATGGTAGAAGGCAGCAAGAAACAAATAAAGAATTGATCAGTTATCTTGGCGCAAGAAACAATGCGGTGTTTACTTACTATCCTGAAAATGGTTTTATGGGATGGCACACCAACTGGAACGCATCAGGATATAATATTCTGATTACTTACAATACAGAAGAAAATGGTGGATACTTCCGCTACTTGGATCCTGTTACAAAAGAAATCGTAACTATGGTTGATCCAAAGGGATGGTCATGTAAGGTTGGACACTTTGGTGATCGTAGCGATCCAAATAAAATTGTATACCACTGCTGCGGCAATTCTGCCAAGAGACTGACTTTAGGATATGTTGTGCCGCATCTTGAAATTTGGCGCTCAATGATCGAAGATATCAGCGGTGAGGATGCTTCTCACTTTTCTTGACCTTTTCGCGCTCTTTATGTTTTGCCAGTAGTTCTTCGAGAACAACTAAATTTTCGTGCATCTTTTCCATATCATCTAACATTTTTGGAACTGCAACAGATGCCTGCTGTATAATTGCGAACTCGTAGTTTGTGTGTAAAGGGTTGGTAGCAGATTTTATTCTTCGCTGCTTCAAGAAACTTTTAATTTTACTCACCAACGAGGGTTTTCTTGCCTCGACCATATTCAACTTACTGCCTTTCTGGTCTGTTGCTTGTTGTCTTGCCTTTAAAATTTGTTCTTCTTTTATTTTTGCCGCTGCAGCATTTTCTCTGGCAAGTTTTTCGTTTTCTTCTTTGAGAATCTGTAGTTCTTCAACTAGTTTCGGATCTGTAACATGAACAGTTTCTATAACTGTTTCGATTACCTTCTCAATTACGACAGGTGGATTTTCTAAAATATCTTTTGCTTTAGCAATTGTTTCTGCTGCTACTTTTGACTCTTCTTCTATTGCAAGTTTTTGTCTCTGCAATTCTCCATGTTTTTCTTGCGCAATTTTTTCTCTATCAAGTTCTTCTTGAGAGGGTTCAATAATCTCAACTTCGATAATTTCTTCTTGAAAGTTTCCTTCGATCCAATCTTCCACAATCACTTCTTCGGGTGGAGGTGGTAATGATACTAAGGGTTCTGGAATATAATCTTGTGGTGGTGGTGCGACGACTCTTGCTCTTGCCATATTATTTCTTCCCTATTACCATGAAGCGATCGAAGTTTACTTTACCATCCCAAGACCAGTAAGACTGTTCGATCTGTCCCTCGTAGAAAACATCAGTAACTCCAACATTCTCAACATGCTCTTCGATCGATGGAACACAATTAATACCCCACATCTCTCTAAAAACATTTGACGACTGACAGGCAAAGATACAATCCTTGTTTGCGGTCGTCATTTTATTTAGCGGATACATTGCCTCGCAACCAATAGAAACTACCACATCAGTTTCTAGTGCATTGATGTCATGATATGCGAATGGAACATCCCAGTTGATATGATTTAATTCAATACCCTTCTCAGAATAATACCGATTGAACACCATTGATAATTCCAATGCGTCTTTATCAATATCGATCAAGTTAATTTTCTTGACATTTAAATTTTCACACAGTAATGGAACAAGTGGAAATCCTAACCAAGAATTTAGAATTGTAATGTCTAATTCTTCTGGAACATCTTTCATCTCCAATAGTTTTTCGACTAACCAAATGGCAGCATCCATAGTATTCGGATTCATGGACTTGCGGAAGTCCTCGTGTTTCCATGGCATCTCGTTGGCAATCTTATCAAGTCCCTCGCCCCAATAGCGATAGTTGTTCAAGTAATTATAATTTAACATCTTGTGGTCTTTCCATTGAATCGTATAAACAAACGAGTGGTTCAGGTCTGAGAACATGTTCTCTTACATCAATCGGCCAAACATATCCATAGTTATAACTATACACCCAGTTATCTGGAAAATGTCCGATCTTCAAAAGACGTTCTCTTTGGTGACCGAATAGATTATCTAACCCACGATAATAAAAAAACATTTGATCAGGATAATCTCTTACGAACTTAGTAATTTTGTTTACATCTAATTTATCGTTCCATCTAAGAACGCTTGAATTTAGATCCGTGTATCTAAACGGAATTTCTTTTGTATCCTCTTTCATTTGCTTCATGTTATGCCAACGAGTTCGAATGAAAGTTAATGTATCTTCTGGATTATATTCAACAATACAATCAATATTGTGTTGGATACCTATGTCTAAGTCTAGGAAAAGTTTTTCTCCCATCTGCCGCACGACATTTTTGTCGAACAAGTGGAGTTTATTCCACCATTTTTCATAATAATTATCTTCAGGAATGGGAATAACTATGACCTCTGGATCTAAATCTCCAGGGTGTTCTGTGATACAATAAAATTTAAATTCGTGAGTTATGTGCTCTCTACACATTTCCAGAATACGATTTACGTATTCTGGTCCATATTTGAAACCCCACTTCACTGTGTAAATATTAATCATCAAATATTCCAATGCTCTAAAAGATCAGGATCAACTAACGATTCCTGTTTCACTTTGCCTCTACGATCATCTTGGAACGGCAGTAAATCCACATTAAACACGCAGAGAATGCAGTCTTTTCTATATATACCCACAGTAAGGTCGCCTGAATCCCAGTCGCGTCCTCGATTATATGAGTAAGCAAACGTATTTGGAAAATGTTTCCATAGAGGAGTATTGCTAAAGTCGCCCCATCGCCAACTGTGGTAGTTGTCGGTTCCATCTGTAAACGTAAACCAAATACGCTCTTGGTTTTCGAGAACGTCCTGCCAGATACACTCCGTCTGATCATCCGACCACACCATGCAACTACCATTGGTATACGCACCATGAGAAAGTTTGAAGTTGCGCGATTTCATCGGTCGCGGATCTTGCCACCATGATCGTAACTTGGTGGGATTCTCTAGGTCATAAGTGATGATTGGCGACAAATCATTTTGTATGATAACATCAAGGTCGAAAAAGACAAATCTTCCAGTGGGTTTATCGTCTGCGAAGTTGTGTGTATTGAAGATGAACGTCTTTGGTCTGTCCCAACAACGTGCCATGCCGTATTTAAAATCCTCAGACCCAAACCAGTATTTCGGATGGATGTCGGGAATGTCTGGGAAGTCTATTACTTTAATCTCGGCATCAAATCCTTCGCTGTTATCCGTATAGCAATAGAAATGAAACTCAAAATTATCTGGAGTATGCTTCTTTGCCATTCGATAAAGACGGTTGACAAACTCAGAAGAATACTTTGTTCCCCATTTACAGCAAACGTAATTAACTCTCATTGCCACAACCTAATAATATTTTCATCAGTGCATTCCATTAATTTAATTTGTGCCTTTGCACTCGGATGCGGAACATTGTCTGTGTTGAACAAACATACCTTAGCATCTTTACGAAACTTAAACCATTCCACATCATCTGGGTGATGCTTTCCACGATTCCAAGAATAGATCCATCCACCTGGAATATCTTTCCAGAAATCTCTCTGTCTCCAGTAATGGTAATTGTCGCTTCCTTTAAAAAAGGTTTTGAATACAGATTGAGAATTCTGCATAACATCTTTATAGATGTGCTCACAAGAAACATTAGGCCATAACATCATGCTCGAATTATAGAACGTGCCTCGAGTATCTATAAACAATCTATCATGTTTCAGTGATTGTGGTTGCCAACGACATTGAATTATTCTTGGTTTTTCAGATAGGTCAATTACCTCTGTTATATCTTCTTGGATTACCACGTCAAGGTCGAAGTAACACCAGTTCCCAGTATAACCAAGCCAATTATGTGAATTAAATACTAAGAACTTTGCACGGTCAAAACAGAAAGTTTCTTCACCAAACCAATATTTGGGATGCAAAATACCATCGTCTGGTATAGGTGCAGTATCACATTCAATTCCCTCGGCGTTATCTGTAAAACACGTGAATGTATAGGAAGATAAGTTCCGAGAAAAATTCTTTCGCACCATCTTATATAAGTTGTTTACATACTTGGCAGAGTACTTGTCGCCCCACTTAATACATACGAAGTTCATCATACTTTTTTTCTGCTCCAGGAAACTGATCTAAACCATTTAACAATGCTATCGTATAAGTTGGGCGATAGAAGAAGGATTCGTTGTGGTCGTCAATTCCATAATAATCTGCACCATAAACAAAAGAATAAATTTCACCCTTTGGAAAGTAATTGAATCTAAAATCTTCATGCCAAAGGAATCTATCATCACCAAAGTATTTAACCATGTAGTAATCAGGATCTGTTTGAAAGTGTTCCCAAATATGATGAACAGTTCCTTCTCTCCACATAACAACACTTGAGTTGTAATTACTCAAGAAACGCATACCATGTGTGTCACCAACATAATCGGGAAACTCTTTATCCTTCCAATAAGTATATACTATTGTAGGAAAATTGTCAATAGAATTCCACAGATGATCAATGTTTTTTTGTATTCTGATATCAAGATCTAAGTAAAGAACATCACCCAATTCCTCCAAAGTATACATCCATATTTTAATCCAATGTCCCTCTATATCTTCAGGCATAGGAATTGCTTTTATTAATGGATCTAGGTCAGTCGGATCATCGGTGATACACGCATAGTTATATTTTCTGCCAGTATCATTTACTATTCTGTTTACGTCTGCAGCAGAATATTTTTCACCATATTTTATCATCAAAATCGTTTGCATAGTATTCTCAGTTATTATAAATATTCTCATATAATTTATAAGGGTTTCTGATGGCACAAATTCAAAATATCTTTATTGACCAAGGAACGACTTTTTCTTTGTCCCTCGCAGTAAATGATCAGAACGGAGATCTAAAGGATCTTACTGGTTATACTGTAGCAGCACAAATGCGCAGATCGTATTACACTACTACTTCTACTAATTTTACTGCAGCAGTTTCTTTACCAGAAGATGGCGAAGTCACTATTTCATTGACTGCGGTGCAAACCTCAGCAATAAAAGCAGGAAGATATGTTTACGATATTGAAATTACAGGCGACGGTGAAACGCTACGAGTTCTTGAGGGGATCGTTGTAATTAATCCAGAGGTAACGAAATAATGGCACTTAACGTTACAGTAGGAACCCCGAATGCAGTTAAAGTTGAAGTGGGAACTTCAAATACTATAAATACAAGTATAGTAAGTAAAAGAACATCAACTAAAATAGAGACGTTAGCGGACGTAGATGTAGAAGGTATTCAAGATGGATATACTTTAGTTTACAATACTGCTACTAACAAATGGGAGGCAGTAGATCCTGCTTTAGATTTGAATTTGGGTATTATAGACGGTGGAACGTTTTAACAACTGAAATAGAAATAATAAACTAAAGGAAACTGACATTATGTCTACAATCATTCAAATTAAAAGAAGTTCGGGCGCAACTGCCCCAGCAACTTCCGCTCTCCTAGAAGGCGAAATGGCATACGCACAAGACGCAAGCAATAGCGGCGCAAGTGCAAAACTTTATATCGAATCAGTAGAAGGTGGTTCTGCCGCAATTCATGCTGTCGGTGGTAAGTATTTCACAGACAAGGTTGATGCTCGTCTTATCGATGCAACCTCATCAGTCGGTGGTAAAGCAACCTTTGCTGAAGGAACATCTAATGGTTCCAGCAAAGTAACTCTAAAGGCACCAGATTCGCTTGCTGCCGATCTTACTCTGATCCTTCCAACCGCAGACGGTACAAACGGTCAGATCCTTACCACAAACGGTTCAGGTCAACTCGCATTCTCTGCACCTGCTTCGTCGTCATTCACAATCAGCGACAACCAAGGAACTCCAAATACTGATTCCTTCTCAACTGGCGGAACTCTGACTTTTGCTGGTTCAGCTGGTGTCAAGACAACAGTTTCAGACAACCAAGTTGCTATCGCTGCTGATATTACTGGTGCTACTGCTCTGACATCACTTGCTGATGCAGACGAATTCCTTGTTTATGATGCTTCGGCAACTGCAAACAAGAAGATTACTGCTGAAGATATTGGCGATTACATCTATGCTGCCGTTTCTGGCGATATTACAATCAGCGAATCAGGTGTTGCGTCGATTGCTGCCAACTCGGTTGCTCTTGGAACTGACACAACTGGTAACTATGTTGCTACTGTTGCTGGAACTGCAAACCAAATTGCTATCACAGGTTCAGGTTCTGAAGATGCTGGTGTAACTGTTGCTCTTACTAATGACGTTACCCTTGTTGGTGACCTAACAGTTGGCGGTAACGACATTAAGGCAAATGGCGGCACAACTTCTATCACTCTTTCGGGTGCAGATGTTTCGGTTGCTGGTGACCTAACAGTTACTGGAAACGACATTAAGTCATCTTCTGCTACTGCTCTAACACTTGACGGTGCAAACGTTGCTGTTGCTGGCGATCTTACTGTAACTGGTAACGACATCAAGTCATCTTCTGCAACTGCTCTGACTCTTGACGGTGCAAACGTTACTGTTGCTGGTGATCTAACGGTTGGTGGTAATGACATTAAGGCATCTGACGGAACTACTGCCCTGACACTTTCAGGCGCTAACGTTACTGTTGCTGGTAACCTTACTGTTTCGGGAACAACAACTACTGTTAACTCGACAACTCTAACTGTTACCGATCCACTCGTATTCGTTGGTAACGACAATAACGCAACTGACGCAGTTGACATCGGTCTGTTCGGTATGTATGATACCAGCGGTTCGCTAGACCTTTACTCAGGTATCTTCCGCGATGCTTCGGACGGTAAGTGGAGACTCTTTAAGGATTCACAAGCTGCTCCAACCACAACTGTTAACACAGCGGCAACTGGTTACACCATTGCTACTCTTGTTGCTAACCTTGAAGGCGGAACTATTTCTTCGCTTGCTTCGGCAATCAGCGTTCCAAACGGTGGTACTGGTGCGGCAACGTTTACTGCTAACGGTGTTATGTTCGGTAATGGTACTTCTGCACTCGGAGTTACCGCTGCGGGAACTGCGGGTCAAGTTCTTCTATCTGGTGGTTCAGGCGCTGCTCCTTCGTTCGGCAATATCGACGGTGGAACATACTAATATATAAAGGGAGGGGAATTTCTCCCCTCCCACTTTTTTTGGAGATAGATAATGGATCAAACAAAATTTATTAACTCGTATATTGCAAATCTTGCAGAACGACTGAAGGCGTTAACACTTGATAATATCATGCTGAATACACAACTTACGATGGCGAATGAAACCATTAATGAGTTGCAGAAAAAGATTCAAGTTTTAGAAGATATCCAAGCAATACCAATTCCTAAGTCCGACTACATGGGTCTTGATGGTAAATTGAAATCTGATTACAGTTACACTGGTGCAGAAGAACCCTACCTCGTTGACGATGCGGAACAAAATGAGAAGGAAATTTTAAATGACAGCGGCGGCAACGATAGTCCAAGTAAAGAGAAGTGAAACTGCTAATGCAATACCCACTGCAGGACAACTTGCAATAGGCGAACTCGCAGTCAATTTGACTGACAAAAAAATATTTTCTAAGAAAACTGACGGAACAATCGTTTCTATCGGCGGTGTTGGAGTTGATGGTGGAGATGGAACTACCTCGGTAGGCACAATCGCTTTTTCTGATACTGCATTCAGCGACTTCTTCGTTGATACATCAACTACACCTGGAACAGCAATTGTTCGCCTCAATCAGATAACCGATCTTGACTATGGATTGATTACTGATGAAGTAGCAGCATATAATGCAGTTGATTACGGGAGCATCGCATAATGGCAGCAAGAGTAAAACTGAGAAGAGGTACTTCTACTCAGCATAATACCTTTACTGGCGCTGAAGCAGAAATTACTGTGGACACTACAAACAATACGATAAGGGTGCATGATGGTTCCACTGCTGGTGGTCATCAATTGTTGAAAACCACTCTAGCAAACATAGCAGATGGTGCCATTCTTGATGGTGGAACATATACTACCTAAATAGGGTGGACTAGGAGATACAAATGGCAACGATTTTACAACTTAGAAGAGGGACTACTGTCCAGCACTCTACCTTTACTGGTGCTGTCGGTGAAGTCACAGTCGACACAACAAAAGATACAGTAGTTGTTCATGATGGTACCACCGCTGGTGGTAAACCTCTGGCAACTGAAGCATATGTTACTTCGGCAATTCAGACTAAAGATAACACTGACGAAATCACAGAAGGTTCAACAAACCTCTACTTTACAACTACCAGAGCAAGAGATGCATTTAGCGCAAGCACAGGTATTAGTATTACTAGTGGCGCAATTTCATCCACCATTACTCAATATACAGATGCTCTTGCCCGTGGTGCTGTATCTGTAACAGATAGTGGCGGTGATGGATCGCTCGCATATAACAGTTCGACGGGTGTAATTACTTATACTGGTCCAAGTGCAACAGATGTTCGCGCTCATATCAGCGCTGGAACTGGTGTTACTATCACTGATGGTGCAGTTGCTATTGGTCAGGCAGTTGGAACTGGATCTAACGTTACGTTCAATGATTTAACTGTTAGTGGTAATCTAACTGTTTCTGGAACTACAACCACAGTAAATACCGAAACTATTAATCTTGCCGATAATATTATCTTACTGAACAGTAATGAAACTAGCACACCAAGTCAAAATGCTGGTATCGAAGTTGAGCGTGGATCTTCTACAAATGTCGTATTTCAATGGAATGAAACTACTGATGTTTGGGAATATACAGTAGACGGAACCAACTATATTCCAGTTGTTGGTACTACCGCAACTCAAACTCTAACTAACAAGACACTTACCAGTCCTGTGATTGGCAGCATTGTCAACACTGGTACACTAACTCTACCAACAAGTACGGATACACTAGTCGGTCGTGCTACCACCGATTCTCTTACCAACAAGACAATTAGTGGTGCATCAAATACTCTATCAAATATTGGTAACGCATCACTAACCAACAGCAGCATTACTTTAGCAGGCACTGCAGTTTCTCTGGGTGGTGCATTTACCGCAACTAATATGCTTGATGCAATTAAGACAGTTGATGGTACAGGATCTGGTCTAGATGCCGATCTACTGGATGGTAACTCAAGTGCGTATTTCCGAATCAATGTTTACAACTCAGCAGGAACTTTATTGAATTAATTATGGCAACAGTAATCCAACTAAAAAGAAGTGAAAGTACAGGAGCAATTCCTGCAGTCGGTGATATTGCAGTCGGAGAACTTGCGGTAAATCTCGCAGACGGTGTATTGTATTCTAAAAAAACCGATGGAAGTATTATTGAGGTCGGAGGATATAATCCAGAATTCTTTACTATTCCAGGAACAATCGATCTGGGTGATCTCGCAGGAGTGGATCCTACAGTTTATGACATGGGTACATTATAAATAGTCCCAAAGAGGACAAGATATGGCAATTTCTTCAAGACAAGGTTTAATAGATTACTGTCTCCGCAGACTCGGATTTCCAGTAATTGAAATTAATGTGGACGATGATCAAGTAGAAGATCGCATCGATGACGCATTACAGTATTTCCAAGAGTATCATTTCGACGGTGTCGAGAGACTCTACCTGACGCACAAAGTCACAACCGCAGAACTAAAATTCTCGGGGTTGTCTGCACCTTCATTTCAAAACAACGAGATGTTAATCGGTAATACTTCGGGCGCGACATGTATTTTATACACATTATCTGGAACCACTGCGAGAATAACAAACGTAAAGGGTGTGTTTACAACAGGTGAAACTGTAACAGGATCTACCTCAGGATTCAGCAGAGCACTCGCAGCAACTAGTTTCTACACTCCAGGTGATATTCAGAACGGTTATCTCCCACTCCCAGATTCGGTAATCGGTGTTATCCGTGTTCTTCCCGTCAATGGTCCAAGTTCTGGTATGAACAATCGCAACAACATGTTCGATCTTATCTATCAGTTCCGTCTTAATGACATGTATAACTTGCTGTCTGCTGACATGGTTTATTATACGCAAGTTCAACAGCATCTGTCAATGCTTGACATGCTTCTAGTTGGCGATCG